ACGCCCCGCGCGTGTACTCAAACGCCGTAGAGTCGCCAACGGCGTTAGTCACCACGACGTCGACCGGGCCGGCAGCGCCGGCCGGCATGACCGCGACCAGCGTGGAGGCATCCAGGACCGTAAAGTCAGTAGCCGCCACCCCGCCAAACTCAACCGCCGTAGTGCCGGCAAACCGGGAACCGGTCAGGGTCACAAGCTGCCCCGTTGCCGCCGGGTCAGGCTGCCCCGCAACCGCAGTAACCGCCGGCACGCCGGCCGTCAAAATCTGCCCATCATCGAGGTAAATGTAGACATTGACCCCGGCCGCGTCCGGATACGTGGACATAGTGACCGGCCACGTCAGCGCGCCGGACTTGACGAACGACACCTCGCCCGTTTCGCTTACCTGCCCGTCAGGAACGACGATAAGGACCCGCGCGTCGCCGTCTTTCACCTTGAACACCCACGGCTTACGCGGCATCTCAGTTCCGCGGAGCAGTGCCGTAATCCGCTTGCCCTCAGTCTCAGAGGCCGCCGTAACGGTCACGTTATCGTCGCCCAAGTAGTTCTTGAGGCTAGCCTCGTTTGTCTCAAGGTGAGCCCAAGCGAGTTTTGCCGAGAACTCGGTCAGCAGTTCCCGGACCACCGAGCCGGACCAGTCCCGGACTTGTTCGGTGGACCGCTCAGGAGTCAGGGTTAGCCCGTCTTCCGAGATATAGCCGGAATCCGCGAACGCGGCATCGAGTACCGCATCAACGGAAGTAGGCAACGCGGTTCCCCGCGGCGCAGACAGGATCGGGCCCGTAGTCAGCTGATCCGGGGCCCCGGTAAGAACATTGGAAGCAATAACGCTCATTTTGTTTGTGCCCCTTTCAGGCAATGGAACTAGTCAGCCCGGACAACCTGCCCGCGCATGGAAACCGCAAACGTTGCGGAATAACGGGCCCGGCCGGTCACCGGGTCCGCGTCTTTATAGGGGAGCGACAGCACCGCCACCGAGTTGCAGACCGTCGCCCCCATATAGCCGAGCCGTTCCGCAGCGAGCACGAGGCCGGCGGAACGGCGCGCGATATCGCACGCCCGCAGTTCATCCGCCGGGCCGGCGGCCCACGCCGTAATGGTTAGTTGAATGTTGGACACGAGCAGATCCCGGACCGTGCCGCCGGTCAGCCGGACCGTCACCGCTTCCGCCGGCGGTTCATATTCCGCAGCTGCCGCGTCCATTGCCCCCAGGACGGCGACCGACTCAAAGCCCGGTTGCTGCCCTAGCAGGTTGGCAAGGTATCCGATCAGGACCGTTTCGCCGTCCGCAGGTTCCACGAACTCAACCACGGCCGGCCCCAATGGAACGGGTCAGGACCTTATTGGTTGCTTCCGCTTCCGCGCCGGCCCGCGTTTCAGTGTTGACCGTCGCCCGGACGCGGTTAGCGCCCACGTTGACCCGGTACCCGAACCCGTCCGAAGTGCCGGCCGCCGTGTTGGCCGCGGCCGCGATCCGGCGGGCCCGGTCCGTAACCTGCCCCACGGCCGCTTCCCGCAGAATGGACCGGAACCCCTTAGAGTGAAAAACCAGTTTCGTTACTTTCCCGCCGACGTCCACGCCGTCACCCTTTCCAATCAATGAGCAGCGCGAGCACGTGAGACAGCGCCCCCGTTGGCGAACGGTGCCGGGCCGGTTCCCCGTCCACCGCATAAAGCCGGCCGTCGACCTCCACCGCGTCCGCCGCCTCAATATCGGTACCCGGCGGCATGAACACCGACCACCGGACCGCGACCGCGCCGACCCGGTTTTCCAGGACTTCCACGGACGCCCCCGGTTGCACCAGACAGCCGGCCACGGTCAGCCGCGCCGCGGCCGCGCCGTAGTCCGGCCGGCGGACCCCGCGCGCGTCAGTAGTCCAGGCCGGCCGGACCCGGACGACGGTATCCGTTGCGAAACTAGGCAACATGCGCCGGCCCCCTAAATCTTGAACGCGGCGAGTATGTCCATATCCCGCTGCAGCAGTGAAAGACCGCCGGAGACGCCCGGCGCAGTAGTCGCCCAGGCAACGGACACCGTGCCCGCTTGTTCCCGCGTCGCCCCCATAGGGGAGGCAAGCGCGTTAGCCGTAAGTTGCTTGACTATTTGCGCCACGTCCGGAACGTCCGCCAAGTCATAGCCATGACGGACCCGGACCGAAACGGCCCCGAGCCGGCCGGACCACCAGGCCCCCGAGGTCCGCGGAAGTTCCACCATCCCGGACCGGGAAAAGTCCACCCCCGAGACGTCCAGCACAGTGCCGGCGTCCGAAGCTTCCAGCACCGCGAGCAAACGGCCGGTCGGCAGCAGCAGCAGCCGGCCGGCCGGCCCGTCCCCGGTCAGCGTTTCCTCAAGTACCGGCGCGATATGCCACCCGCACCACCGGCGGACGCCGGCGGACGCGCCGAGCAATAACGGCTCGAGCCTAGGGTCCGCTTCCGGAATCTTCCCGCCGGTCCACGCCGAAAATTCCGCCGCAGTGACCAGGGGAGGCAAGCGGAACGCGTCGCCGTCCGGCTCAACAATTTCCGTCGTCACGGTTCCGCCCCCGTCCGGTTACTTATCCGTTGCCGCGGCGCGCGACTTGTTAGCCGGCGCGGCCGCTTCTTTAGCTGCCGGCTTATCCGCCGGAGGCTTAGTCGCCGGCTTAGCCGGAGCCTTGAGCAGCCCCCGCGCTTTTGCGTCCACGTCGGACAGCCGAACCGACGTTTTGAAGCCGCCGACTTCCACCTCGTATGTCTTGAGCCCGCCCACGCCGGCCCCCTTTCCCTCAGTAGTAGGCCCGTGGGCCCCGGCCCCCCGAAAGGGAGGCCGGGCCCCGCGCCGCGCAGGGTTACGCATTATGCGCGCGTGTCCAGATCGACAAACGCCGTAGGACGGATCACGCCGAACGCGACCCTTTCCTCAGCCAGAACGGCAACCATGTTCCGGATGAAGAAATCAGCGTGGGAATCGGTCATAGTGACCGTCGTTTGTTCCCTATCCCACAGAACCGCTTTACTGAAGTCCCCGAGCAGACCGCGGCCGGCCGGGATACCTTCCGATTCAATGATCGGAAGACCCCACAGGGTCCGCGGCCCGAGAGCGAACGGGCCGGCCCCCAGGAACTGCCCGGTTCCGGCACCTTCCCGCGCGAGGTCCACCGTTTCGACGTCTTCCGGATGCAGAGCAACCGCGTTAGGCACGACCCGGCCCACAACCCGCGCTTTCGTAATGCCCTTACGGACCGTAGTGAAAATGTCCGTAGCAAACGCCTGGGTTTGGATACCCGAGGTTTCAAAAATCCCCTCAAGGTTTTCCCCGGTGCCGTCACCAAGCAACAGTTGTTCTTCTTCTTCTTCCCGGATATCGGCCGCCAGTTCATCCCGGATAAGGCCCTCAAGCTGCCCGACGTCAGCCAAAGCGCGCTTAGTCGCCGGCACCCATTCCGCGATTGTCTTGACCGTCGCCGTCTTGCGCTCAAACGCCCACGAGCCTTCCGGCTTATAGCCGCCGGTTTCAAGCGTCGCCGTCCCGCCGGTACCGTCGCCCAGGACACCGGAGCTAGTCGCTTCCGGCACCGGCGCGGCCGCGTTAGTGTGAGCCGTCTGGACCACATATTCCACCGTGTCCGAGCCGGTCCGGCGTACCGAAATAACGTCCCGGATAGTCAGCGGCCGGCGGCCCAGCGCCTCAAGGATGCCGGTATCTTCCGCCGTCACGAACACGCCGGCAGACGTCGAATCGCCGCCGGTAAACAGACCCTTTACCGGGATAGGGTCAGTCTGAAAACGCGCTTTTTCCGGAACCCGGCCGCCGAACGGTGCCATAGCTGCCTTGAATTGGGCAGAGTTGACCACTTCCAGGCCAAGGTTCTTGACCCGGCGCAGCGCGCCGGCCGTGTCCTTTACCGCGTCCACGTCGGCCGCGGCAGGTTCCCCAATTTCCGCGGCGAGAGAACGCGCCTGGTCCAGAATGTCCCGGTCCGCTTTCGCCGTCTTGAGCGCTTCCAGCAGGTCCCGCGCTTCCGCCATATTCTTCTGGTAGTCAGCCAGCGCGTCACCGGTCAGCGTTTCGCCGGCGGCGTCCGCTTTTTCCGCAATGTCGCGCGCCCGCTTAGCAGCAGCGGCCGCACTTTCCTGAAGCTTCCGAATCTTATCCACAGCTATGCCC